TGTGTGGACGAAATGCCAGAGAACACATTTAAGTCAGTGAAAGAATTTCTCGGATGAAACTAAGTAAGAACTTCTCTTTGAAGGAACTTACTAGATCACAAACTGCTATTCGTCACGGCATTGATAACTCTCCTACTTTAGATCAACTCGTGTGCCTCACCGCTTTAACCACGGCAATACTCCAGCCGATCCGTGAGGTACACGGGCGAGTCAATATTAACTCTGGATTAAGAGTCTTAGAGTTAAACCGAAAGATCGGAAGTGGTGATTCGTCACAGCATGTCTTAGGACAAGCAGCAGACCTAGAATGTCCCTCAATAGATAACCTACAACTAAGCAAGTGGATTGAAAGTAATCTTAAGTTTGATCAACTCATTTTGGAATATTATGAAAGTGGAGATCCCACGAGTGGATGGATACATTGCAGTTACAACAATTCAGGAGAAAATCGTGGTCGAGTACTTACTGCAAGTAGGGTAGACGGAAAGACCCAGTATACAGAAGGAATACATGAGTAACCTAAGTGACCTACATGATGCCTTAGCAAAAGAGCTACTCCAGAGAATCAAGAGTGGTGAAGCTAAAGCACCTGACCTCGCTGTGGCAGCCAAGTTCCTCAAGGACAATGAGATCACAGCGGTACCCACAAATAACAATGCGTTATCACAACTCCTAGACTCAATGCCCTTCCCTACTGAGGAAGACATCAAAGAAGCTAGAGTTGTTTGATTATATATACACAAATTCATACAATCCACGTATGTACACGTTTTTTGAGTAACCCATACAAACACACCAACCAGTGATAAAAACAGCGTTAAAGATAGGTTTAAGCATTCTCCCGAAGCGTTATAGGACTGCCGATTGGCTCCTAGTTACCACTCGGAAGAGAAAGAACAAAAAAACAGGTAAACCTGAGACTAAATCAAAAGTCGTAGGTGGTAGCGATGTAAAGAAGATGATGGAGCTTCAAGCCACAGGAATCAATAAAAAAGGTGGAGGTAAGCTAACCGCTAAGGTTGTCAAGAACACAAAGAAACTCGGATCGAGAAAAGAATTTGATGCTATTTATGGAAAAAGTACTGGAACAGATCTTATGAAAGGCACTCAAGTTAAGAGTAGTAGTGACTTTATGAAGCTAAAAGGAAAGAACGATAAAACTTTCAAATACAATTAGACATACAAAATAAAATGCCACAAGGACCAGGAACATACGGAAGCCAAGTAGGGAGACCACCTAAGAAAACATCAGTAGGACTCTCGAAAGCAGGAGGAGACTTTGCGGTAGGACGGAAGCAAGCCAAGGAGATGAAGAAGAGGAAGAATAAGAAGAAATCTAAACTCAATCTCAAGCAGAAGATTCTCAAGGCACTCAAGATTACCGCAAAGGGAGCAGGAGGTGCAGCAGCGATAGCAGGTGAACTAGCGGTACCTGATAAAGCAGGGGCACCTACGTTACCTCAAGGGTACCATTCGTGGTCACCGAGGAAGAAATCTCAATACGTAAACTCATTACGGAGAAAATGAAACAAGAATCTCTAAAGCAGAGAGAACAACGAGTAAGTTATCAGAGAGCAATGGGTATGATATTCGATAGATTTAGTAATGATGAAGTATGTCCTAAGTGTAATGAGAACCCGTGTACTTGTGGATTCCGTGCATTAAAAGATAAAGAAGATAAACTTAGGGAAACACCTCAACCTTCCTAACCCAACTCCAGTTCAGTACGATATTGCTGACTTCTTACAGAATGCTCCAAAGAGGGGAGTCATTGAGGCATTTAGAGGAGTCGGGAAGTCCTACGTTACGAGTGCCTATGTGTGCTATAGGTTACTCCATGATCCTGAGATAAAGGTATTGGTGGTCTCTGCTTCTAAGATTAGGGCTGATGACTTCTCTACCTTTACTCAAAGATTGATTCACGAGATGCCTATATTGCAGCACTTGGTTCCTAAGGATAACCAGAGGCAATCTAAGATTTCATTTGATGTAGGACCATCAAAGGCTAGTCATAGTCCCTCGGTGAAGTCCGTAGGTATCACTGGGCAGTTAGCTGGATCGAGAGCAGACTTGATCGTAGCAGACGATGTAGAAGTTCCTAATAACTCTATGACCCAGATGATGAGAGACAAACTCTCTGAGGCAGTTAAGGAGTTTGATGCTATCCTCAAGCCTGATGGTATGATCATCTACTTAGGGACTCCTCAAACCGAGATGTCCTTGTACGAACAACTCCCTAACCGAGGGTACCAAGTCCGTATCTGGCCTGGGAGATATCCGAACAATAAGTTGAGGGAGAAGTATGAAGATAGACTTGCTCCCTTCATCTTAGATAAACTTGAGAGAGACCCTAAGGTCGAAGGAGACCCAACAGACCCATTGAGGTTCGATGATGAAGACCTCTTGGAACGAGAGTTGTCTTATGGTCGTTCAGGGTTCAATATGCAATATATGCTCGATACGTCATTGAGCGATGCAGATCGGTACCCATTGAAACTCTCGGACCTCATTGTGATGTCATTAGATGGAGACAAAGCACCAGAGAAACCTATATGGTCGAATGATCCACAAGATAAACTCACTGATGTACCGAATGTAGGACTTCCTGGTGATGCTTACTACAAACCTCAAAAGTTGTTAGGTGATTGGATCTCCTACTCAGGCTCTATCTTGAGTATTGATCCTAGTGGGAGAGGTAAAGATGAAACAGGCTACGCAGTAGTCAAGATGCTCAATGGTTACCTCTATGTCTTAGAGTGTGGTGGGATACAAGGAGGGTACCGAAAGGAGAACCTAGAGTTTCTCTCAGTGGTTGCTAAGAGGAACAAGGTAAACACAGTGTTAATCGAGAGTAACTTTGGTGACGGGATGTTCCAAGAGTTACTCAAGCCTGTCTTATATAAAGTCTATAATGTGTCTATAGAAGAAGTAAGAAGTAATATACAAAAGGAAAGACGTATAATAGACACGCTGGAACCCGTATGTAACCAACATAGACTAGTAGTAAACAAAGGTATTATAGAACATGACTACAAGACTGTCAAGAACTATTCTGCTGAGACACAGGCTAAGTACATGTTGTTCCATCAGTTCTCTCGGATCACGAGGGATCGTGGTGCGTTGAGTCATGATGACCGCTTGGATGCCTTGGGTATGGCTATTGCCTACTGGGTGGAACAAATGGCCTCCGATGCAGACCAGAGGATAAGGGATCGCAAAGGTGAACTCATGAATCAAGAGCTAGAGAGATTCATGCAGCATGTGGTTGGCACTGGGTACCAAGAGAAACACTTGACATGGATGTAAAATTGGTGAAAAAATACGAGGGGGTTACGCTATACATTAAAAATTAAAATTCCCCCTTCGTTCAATTTAGTGAACATTTGTACAATTTAATGAACATGGGGGCCATGGGTCCACAAGTCAGGCCACGCACCAGTGTAAACCCTTGATATCCTTGGGTAAACACAAGATTCAATATCTGATGCCTTGGAATCACTGGTATTCTTGAGGATTCTTTCATCTTGTGTCAGATATCTTTTGTCTTTTGTCTTTTATCTAATCTGTCGTTTTTCTTCCTTTGGCAAGATTTGCCGATGGGGAAAAATATACCTAGAAAATCTTGCCTCTTTTGATTCTTTATATATCTTTTCATATCCATAACTCCTTGAAATCATTGACGATTTTACTTTGGCACGCAGACTGCAACAATATCTTTAAGTTCAATTCATGTTCTTTTATATTCTGATATTTCATTTGTGTTCTTGAGAGTGACCACAAGTGCAAAAAGTGCATAAAAGAATATTTAGTTCTTTGACAATCAAATCAAAATAGGAGTTCTTATGGAAACCATAATAATCAATGGTAAGCCTATGGTGTCAGCACACGGCAAAAATGGTGTGATCCTATCCAAAACTGGTAAGATCAAAACGAGTGGGGCATTTGCTAAATGCAAGTCAACCTTGATCCATAGCCAGAATCCGAGGGCACTCTTGAATGGTGCCAATACAAGGCGAAACATGACCCTTGTGTATGGAAATGGTGAGATCCTCACACGCAAAGAAGCACGATCAAAGCATGATCGGCTTAGAGGTGTGAATGTTTCGATAGGTGTGGGTATTGATCCCAACATGGAAAGCTATTGACATTAAATATCCACTAGTGCAAAGTGTGCTAGTGGGTACACTCTGGTACACTCTTGGGAGTGTGCTAGATTGTACCTTGATTTGATCTTTGAAAACTTAATCTGATAAGGAGTAGATATGACATTAGTAGTCAACTATCCAAGCAAGAAGACCCTCAAGAGTAACGTAGGTCAACCATTGGACTACACCGAGACTAGCATGTTCGGACCAGAGTATAGGTCTCAGGGTATGCTCACAGTAGCCAATCGACCACACATTACTGGTATGGGTAGAGAGTTCTTTGCCCAAGTGTTCATGAAGGATGGTCTAATTGATAAAGTTAAATAAGGAGTGACTATGTGTCCTAAACGTAGACAAAACTTACACTTAGCTATCGATCAAAATAAGCACAGTGTAGATGAGCAGGGTGTAGTCCAAGACTACATGGTGTTTCAGAATGTGCTTAGGTACCTCGAAAAGTGGGAGTGTTGGATGAACGAGGGTATATGGGGACCAATTAGATTGTGTCCTGAGACCTATGGTTTCAAGGGTCCAATTACTTGGAGTAGTGATCCAGATCCAGTTTCATCCTACTATGCATCGTTTATAGATGAAACTGATGCTTTAATATAGTGTGCTAGGTATGGATGTAGTTTGAGTGCATCAAAAAGTGTAGGGAGTGCCCTTCACCTAGCACAGTGTTTACCTCGGCACACTTTCTGCATAGTGTATTGGGAGAGTGTGCTAGGGTGTACACGTATACACCAATTCAGATTATTAGTTCTATGACAATTTAATTTCTGACCCTTGTGAAGGGTATCACCTAAGTCACTGAGGAAGTGCAGGCAGTGGATGCTGATGTCCATGAAGCTAGCTAATCTTCATTTGACAGTGGGGTGGCTACCTATTCAGCAGGTAGGTGATTATGTGTAGGTGCATGCTTAGAGGTGATTGCAAGCCTTAGATGTTAGCTTACATGGTGTGCCTTTCATTAGGGTCAGAGATAAATAAAGGAGAGTGTATGAATCATAAACCATACAACGGATGGTACAACTATGAGACATGGTGTTTCAATGTTTGGTATGGGACTGATCAGTTTCAAGAACCAATCGCTGAGATGTTAGAGCACTATGTACATAGAGAGGATGACATCCTTACACCTGAGGATAGACATATCATTTACTTGAGAGACTACCTCAAGGAATGGATGGAAGAACTTAACGATGATCAACTCGCAGAAACCAATGGTTTCTTAGCTGACATCCTCGGTGCAGGATTACAAGAGATCAACTGGTTTGAGTTAGCCAAGTCTTATTACGAGGGGTATATGGATGAGCATGGCGATAGAAGTTAAGGAGTTTAAGGGTGGTCGCTTAGTACACCACCAAATAGTAGAAGAACCAGACCCTGAGTCCTACCTCGATGAGAGGTTTGAGATATTCGATAGTGAGTTGGGAAAACACTTTAATGTAAAAGTGTGGAGAAGGCCAGGGATGCTAGTCAAAAAGAGGTTAACTAAAGACACAGTAGTGTACTGGAAAAAGGTAGAAAGTACAGAGCCAGTGTGGGTACTCGGTGAAGAGTGGTACCACTATTATCCAGTGGACAATGGTGTCCGTTGGGAGTCAGAAACAACCATATATAAGGCTATATAAATGGATCAAGACTTTGATGATATGAGTATGTTTGAGCAACAACAGTACATCAATGAGCATGTACTAAAGCAACTAGGTGTGACCTCGATAGAGGTAGATGACACCGCATTTGAGAACCCTAAGAAGGAGAGTGAATGCAAGTAATATGTAAAGATGGCTTCACTATGTCAGTAGTGAGTCACGGCATGGCGTATGCCGATGAGCACCATGTAGAGATAGGATTTCCTAGTGAAGAGGAACCTTGGATCATGCCTTATGCAGAAGATTCAGAGAGACCTACTCGTACAGTGTATGGGTGGGTACCTAATGAGTTGTTAAATAAAGTAATAGATAAACATGGGGGTGAGATATGATGGATATGGATGAGTTATTTGAGCACCTCAATGAGGTAGGTCTCAAGCCAGTATACATAGATGAGGATACTGGATGGTTACTAGAGCAAATAGATGATGCACAATTAAGAGAAGGGATAGACATGGATTCTTTCGGAGACAAGATAAGATGAAGGGGATCAAGAATAGAGGGAGTATGGTACATGACTTGCATAAAGATAAACCACAGTACCGAGAGTACCATGACGAGATAGATTATGATCGTTATGAGTACCTAGAAAGGAGAGAGAAAGATGAGTGGGACAAGTTCAACCAAAGGCATCCTAACGAGGATACATGTTAATCAGCACATCGTTAAGAAGAATAAGAAAGAGGGTACTAGTCACCCTGCTATAACAATTAAGAGTAGTAAGGGTAACCAGTATGCTTCAAAGGTTACATTCCAAGGGGTGTGGACATTAGTATCCTCACCATTAAAACCCTTGTCATGTGGTGCAACCATGTGGATCGAGGGTATTGATATGGGTAACAACCTACATGCGGAGTAAAGCCTATGGATATTAAACTAAAGGTAGCAGTGAACATGCTTCTATCTAGTTGGTACAGATCAGATGAGATCCCACAGTTAAGGGAGTACATCATGGAGTACTACTTCGAGAATGCTACCACCGAGGAGCAGGATGAACTAATAGACGATATGAATGTAGATGGACAACCAATAGGAATGCACTTATGAAATACGCAGATAGATTCCTCCAATACGATGAGGAATACACACCTAAGCATCACTATTCTTTTCATGGTGAGTGCTTAGAAGGAAAGTACCATGAAGTAAAGGTTCCTGCCGAGGAACTATTCGAGTATAGGAATGGTGAGTATATCCAAGATGCACTCGTGTCAGTGAGTGCCTTGGATCGGGAGTTCCTCTTAACAGGGGGATGCTGTGTTGAATAAAGTATTAGACTGTATAGATACAGTACAAAACTATGTAGAGGAAGTAGATCACCACATGAAGGGGCCGATCATTCAGCTACTAGACGATCTCTATGCTGATATAGAGACTGATGTTCACTATAAAGAAATGGTAAACCCTAACATGGAGTAGATAGCCTATGTTCATACATGATAATCCTCTTGTACGTGCTAGGGCACAAGAGAGTGTTGATGGTATGGTGCAAGTCTATGCACTATGCTCTACCTCAATCCGTAAGCAGACTCCATTGCTCCTTCGTGAGATGGATAAGTTTAGGGAATTGGGACTCTTGGGTGCTCCTGAGTTACAATGGGGTAACAAGAGAAAGGGTGCCTTGTGGATAGATGAGCACAAGCAAGAGCACTTCGATGGTATGATGAAGATCATACGCTCAAAGAAGAAAGAGGATGAGTTGAATATGATTCTCCATTGGTTACAAGTCCCTGGACTTGGGTTACCAAAGGCAGGATTCATGACTCAATTAGTGATGGGTAAGGGTGGATGTATGGATGTCCATAACATCCGCAAGTACCTACCAGAGGTGGACTCTAGTAAGGGTACACCTAATCGATGGCAGACTTCAGGGCAATCTGAGGAAACGAAGAAACGAAAGGCAGTAGACTACCTAAGTTTCTGTAAATTAGCAGGGGGTGCCAAGGGTCTATGGGACCAATGGTGTGACTTCATAGCTGAACAGTATCCCGATGCCTTTGAGTCAGGCGATCATGTATCTAAACTGCACCCTATTTGGGTGTCTTAATAATCAAACAAGGAGTAGCTTATGCACAGGCACCAATACATCGGTAAGATAATCTGTAAGAATGGTAATAAAGCCACAGCAGATAGGATCATTGAGTACATCCCAGGTCAGTGGATGAAAAGAGCAAATGATCTCGGAGAGTTACGAGATTGTAGGTATGTAGGGTACGATTGGGGTAACAAGGAGCACAAATGGTGTGACCTAACAGGCTTAGAACCAATGGTAGCCAACAAGATATTCTCCGAGGATCGGATGAAGTATAAGGCTATCGATAGTTACTTCGATGGAATGGGTATGGGTATCCATGGGGAGTATCGAGTATGAAGACAGAACACAAGAGAGTGTCATATTGGAGTGAGTCTAATCGTAAGTGGATGGACTTGCATCAGATGCACCATGATCACTTGATTAACTTAATAATTAAATTAGTTACCAAGGATTATGATGGTAAGTTCCAAGTGATTACAGAGTGTACCGAGACTATCAAGCAAGAGGATGAGTATGTCGTTACTTCATTCATTCAATGAACGTGAGGTGGTGAGACTCATGCTCACTCAAATACGAGATGCACTCAATGGGTGCTTAAATACCCTTGATCAATGGGATCAGGGGTTACACCTCAGAGATCCTGAGGG